ATTGAAGATTCAGGTTCGGAAAATTATTTTATTTTAGCAAGGTATTTCGGATTTCCACCTTTTCCTCCTCCACCTATACCAATCGTTCCAATTTGTTTCCCAGCTGGAACACCTGTTACTACAGACCAAGGAGAGATAAATATTGAATTAATTGATCCAGATTTTCACACAATTTTAAATAAAAAAATTATTGCTATTACAGAAACTGTTATGCTTGATAATAATATTGTTTGTTTTGAAAAAAATTCATTCGGTTATAACATACCAAATAAAAAAACCCATATAAGTAAATATCACTGTATTAATTATAATAATAAATTAATAGAAGCATATAAATTTGTCGGTAAAATAAGGGGTGTTTACTATGAAAAATATAACGGAGATTTATTATACAATATTTTAATGGAAAAACACTATATAATAAAGATAAATAATTTGAAAGTTGAAACTTTAAATCCAAAAAATTTTGTAGCACATTTATACACAAACGATTATACACACGAAGAAAAAAAAAATATAATATTAAAAATGAATGAAGAAACTAAAAAAAATGCGAATACTATAAATAATACTATTAGTTTACGTAATATACAATATACCAGAAAAAGTTATCATCAAAATAGAGTACATAATAATTACTTTATTACAAAATTACACAATAGAACTATTAGAAATTGTCCATTATTTCAAAACGAAAAACAAAATTCTAATACATTAAAATATAGACCTTTTATAAATAAAAAAAGTCATTATATTGGAAAAACACATAAACGTTTTAATAGGTAAAGCAAAATTAACAAGAAATATAAAAATTACAGTAAAAGAATATAATTTATTTCGATAAATGATCTAAAGCAGACAATAAAACTAATTCTTGATCTGTTAGCCTTTGAAATATTAGATTTTTATCCATAGACAATTGAAAATGACGCATATTATAACCAAAATTTTTACAAACACAAAAAACACCATCATCTGTTATTTTCATTTCGCAAAATAAAGCACCTTTTGTTAAATGAATATTAGTTGGGTCTTCAATTGGAATCCATCTAATGTAAGCACCATATTTTAACTCGTTCATTTCATCTACATATTTATAATCTCTTAATTTATTCATTATATCTAATGTATCTTTTCTAGATAACTGTAGTTCTTTTATGATATTTAAATTCATCTCTTTAATTTTATCAGTTGTAAAATTCAAAAGAGTTTCATTTGAATCATCATCTAATGCTTTTAATAGTTTATTTATGTCCATATAAATATATTTGAAATTATATTTAAATATATTTATTAATCATCCTTTTTATCATACTTTTTACCAAGCACTACCAAATGCTCCGCCTCCTAAAACTGAGTTAGCAGCCATTGGTTCGCCAAAACCTTCACTCATACCTGGTGTAGCAGCACCAACTAATGGTGTAGTATCTTGTCTGTACATAGCATCATAGTTTGGTAACTGTTGTGCTTGAACAGTATTTTGGCTACCATATGTTACATCATTTGTAGGAAGAGCACTAATAGCAGTTCCATCAGTGTATGTAGAAGCAGGAGGTGCCATCATTTGTTGACCAGAAATTGGTTGAGAGACCTTTACATTACCATTTTTACCATTTTTCTTCTTTTTATCTGATGATGTACCATCCCATAATTCCATTATACGCTCAACTAAAATACTTACTTTTTCACCTAATTTAGTTTGTAAACTCATAGTAATCATTAATATTGCTAAAATAATATAAACAATGTGAAAATCAGGATACTTTATTCCACTATATGGTGGGATAAATGTAATTATTCTATGAATAATTAGTAGACCTATAAATGTAACAATAATTTGAATAACAATTTCAGCAGATATTTCTAAACTTCCTTTTTTATCATCTGACTCTGGAACATATTTACCCATTGATTTATTTAAAAGTACTATTGGAATAATAGCAATCAATGCGTATTGAATTATGTTTAAAATATCTGATTTTGAATCATCATCAAAATTAAAAACATGCTTAAAAAAGCTTTTTGAATCATCGGAACTGTCCATATGATTTATAATTAGAAATTAAAATATCTAAAAATCCTGTTTTATTGTCATTCTTTCAAACTATTTAAAGATATCCTAAACAAATAAATATAATGGACTATATCGCTGACCAACATGGAGTTTTTAATAAATTTGATAATACCGAAGAATATCAATATTTAAATCTTATTAGGGATATTATTGATAAAGGTACATGGGAAGAAGGTAGAAATGGCAAAACCAAAAGCATTTTTGGTGGAATGATGCGTTTTTCTCTTAAAGATGGTCAAATTCCTATTTTGACTACTAAAAAAACTGCCTGGAAGACTTGTTTAAAAGAACTTTTGTGGTTTATTAGAGGCGATACTGATAATAAAATTCTTAAGGAACAAGGTGTTCATATTTGGGATGCTAATGGTTCGAGAGAATTTCTTGATAGTAGAGGATTAAAATTATATCCTGAAGATATGTTGGGACCTATTTATGGTTATCAGTGGAGAAATTTTAATGCTAGTTATCATTGTTTTACAGGCCATCCTATTGATGATCTTCAACATCCTTTTAATGGCGTTGATCAACTTCAACAAATTATTGATGCTCTCAAGGACCCTAAACAACGTACTAGTCGCCGCTTGATAATGTCTGCTTGGAATCCTAAACAACTAGACCAAATGGCGCTCCCTCCTTGTCATGTTATGTGCCAATTTAACGTTCATGATGGTAACAAATTAAGTTGTATGATGGTCCAGAGATCATGTGACGAATTTTTAGGCGTTCCCTTCAATATCGCATCATATTCGTTCTTAACACATTTGATTGCAAAACATTGCGGATTAGAGGCATATGAATTTGTTCATTTTATGGGAAATTGTCATCTATATGAAAATGCTATTGACGCTGCTAAAATACAAATTACAAGAAAACCTTATCCTTTTCCAACAGTTTCTATTAAACAAGTTAGAGAGAATATAAATGATTATACAGTTGAAGATTTTGAAATACATAATTATCAATCTCATGAAGCAATCAAGGTTGCGATGGTGGCATAAAAAAATCTTCATTAACATATTTATAATTATCAAATTTAGGATTTTTAGATTTAACTCTCCATAAAATAGTAGGAGTAGGTATATCTAATTGTCTTGATGCCTCTGTCATAGATATAAAAATATTTCCATCAATTGAAATTTTCATTGTATTTGGAGGAAGTTTTCCTTTATTTTTTTCTCTTATTTTTTGTTTTGTTTCATCTGTGTGATGTTTTCCAAAAAATGGATTATCTTCTCCAGTGTAATTATTTTTTCTTATATTGGAAAGTTTTTGTTTTGTTTCATCTGATAATTTTTTACCTTTACAATATGTATTCCCCTTTTTAAGCCCTGAAAATTTTTGTCTTATCTCTTCTGTATGTGTTTTACCATACATTCCATTTTTTTCACCACATCTTCCAAATTTTTCTTTTCTATCTTCTAAACTCATTTTACTAATAGTTTCAGAATGCGATTTCAAAATTTTTTCTCTAATTTTTTCCTTATCTGGATGATATGACATTAAATCTCCACCACTATTGTTAAAATTTAAATTGTATAAGTATTCGCGAATACTTATATCAGTTAAATATTGTAGTTCAATTTCTTTGGCTTGTTCTTCTGATTCACATATGTGAATTTTATCATATATAAATTTGTCTTCCCCATCCAAATTATAAGCTCTTTGTAAAAATATATTATCATGACAATTTTGTTTAAGTTTGCTACGATGAACAGTAAATCTTCTATTAATATTAGTTGAATATCCTATATAATATCTTCCTGATAAAATATTAGAAATTCTATAAACTCCTATTATTGGTTTGTTATCTTCCATTCTATATATTTACTAAAGATTATATTTATATATTTTTCACAGATAAATATATAAATTCCTAAATATTGTGATTTTCTAATTTTTCATTTTCTTGCTTCAATTTTTCTTTTTTTTTTAAATATGCGGTTCTTGCCCATTTTTTCTTTTGTTCTTCTGTTGGTTGATTAATTTGTCTATATTCTTTAATTTTTTGTTTAATTTCGTCTTTATTTTTTTCATAATATGCTTTCTTACATTGAGGAGCAGTATATTTTTTTAGATGTTCTTTTGTTTCTTCTAATTCTTTTTCAAGTTTTTCATTATTTTCCTTTAATTTTTTATTTTCATTTATTAATTTTTCGTAATCCATAATATATATATTATTATTTATATATTATTATTTTTAATATCATTATCAATAATATTTATTAATTACCATTCGCAATCGTTTCCTGAATCCAGGATTCTAATTCCTTATAAGCTTGAGAATGTTTCTCTTTATTAACTTTAATTACATCGTTATCAGCTGAAAATTGTCCTGAACCAAACATCATAAATCCTGTTGTTCCTCCAGGATTTAATTCAATCTGAAATTCTTTAGGGTCAATCCAAACTCTCCTAATAGAGTTGGTGTTTAACAGTGAGTTTCCTAATTTAATAAATCTTCTTGTCGACATCTTTCTAGTAGTATATTATGCTTTGCTTTAAGTAAATTTAATATATTTTATTTAAATTTATTTTTTTAATTAAAAAAAATGAAACGGAAAATGCTATATAAATAAAATGTATAAATATAAGTATACTACAATGAGCGCGACTATTAACAAGCAATTAAATGATATTTTCGAGGATGTATATCATTTGTTTAACGAATCAATTATGGTTCCAGAATATTTAAATAAAACTGGAATTGAAAGATGTGTATTTGAATTTATGAATACAATTGATATTCAATCTGAGTGGGATATGACTGATGAAGAACGAGATATAAATAATGGTAAATATTTTGAAGCGGGACATAATGGCGTAGATGCTGTATTTTATCCATTTAACTCAAATGAATCAAAATATAATCCAATTAAAATACAGGATGCTATAAATGTTTGGGAAAATGCTATTATTTGTATTCAATCTTATTGTAAAGATAATGAATTTGTAGAAAAGGCTGATTTGTTAGAAGATAGAATAAATAAATTGAAGTATTAAATATAAAAGAAAATAAATATATAAAAATTATAAAATATAGAAATTTTTTTAATCATTTAATGCGTAAGTTATTTAGAAACAAATTGTGAAGTATTTATATTATGAGTTCAAGATCACTTGCCGCCGCTAGAGCTAGAAGGGCTGGAGAAAACGCTCCACCCGTATCAGGAAACAGACCAGGAACATCTATTGGTTCCCATGCTGCGTTTGCACCTCAACAACAAATGCCACCTGGCTATAATCATAATGGTCAGCCTAATAATGTTAGAGCTGGAAGACCTGGTCAACAGCAACAACAAATGCCACCTCAAAAACAGCAATCTGCTGCTTATCAACAAGTTCACCAATCACAACAACAGGAAAAACAATCTCTACCATTTACTAAACTAAGTATTTCTGATGCTATTGGTTTAATTACAATACGTTTAGGACGTGTTGAACAATGGGTTATTGATACTGAGCAAGAAAATGAAGAAAATGGTGGTAACTCTAATTCTTCCAGTTTACCTGAAAACTCCAAAATTATTGATAGTAGTATTTTAACTAATATTATTAATAGACTTGATTCTCTTGAAAAGAGAGAAACAGGAACTATTAATAACGAAGAAGTTACTAAATTATCAGAAACTGTAACAAAGCTTACTGAGCAAATAACTAAGATTGTAGAAGAAGGAAATAAACAAAGCTTAGCTATTGCCAAACATACTGAACAATTATTTAAATTTGATAGAGACCTTGTTGAAACTAAGGATTTACTAAAAACCTTTATGATTAAATACGATATGTTTGCTTCTGACACTAATAACAAATTTGCTGATTACGAGTTTGCTTTATCTGAATTAGAAAAAAATGTTCAACCAGTTGAAGAGTCTTCAGCTTATATTAAAACTGATGAAGTTGAAGGAACTAGTATCAGTGATATTGATGTAACAGATGCTTCTAATACTATCATGAGTGTTGATTTAAAAAATATTATCAAACAAGAATTAGCAGCTAGTAGTAATTAAAATAAATTAAATAAATGTATTAAATATAACATCTTATTATATTTAATAATATGAAAATACAAATTAGTGACAAAAAGAAAAAAGAGATATTTGTTTCTCTATTTCAAACTCTTAAAAATTGTTCGTCTGTAATTACTACAAAAATTACTTCTGAATTAATACATATTCAAGGCATGGATAAATCACATGTCTGTTTATTTGATGCCAAAATAAATTCTACATGGTTTAACTCATTTGAAATTAGTAAAGATGTTAATTTATCATTTGATTCAGGTGTTTTTTATTCTATAATTAGTACCAAAAGTGATTCACAAGACTTAATTATTACAATGGATGATGATAATGAAGATACAATGCATATTAATTTTATTCCTCAAGAAAAAGAAAGTAAAAAGGGCGATTTTAAAAAGTTTTTTAAGATGCCGCTTACTGAGTATGAGTATGATGAAATGGCTATTCCAACAGTTGAATATGATGCTGAATTTTCACTATCATCTAAGCAAATATCTGACATGTTCTCTCAATTAAGCAATTTTGGAAATGATATAATTATTAAATGTTCCGAGGAAGAAATTAGTCTGACTACTAATGGAATTACTGGAGAAATGAGAGTAGATATTCCTATTGACGACTTAAGTGGTTATAGTATTGTTGAGGGGGAAGAAATTGTATTAACATATAGTTTATCTTATATTAATAAGATGTGTATTACAAATAAATTATCAAATGATATAGAGTTTTCATTAAGTAATAATTGTCCAATGAAGATAAGTTATGATTTAGGAGATAATAGTTTACTTCAATTTTTTATGGCTCCTAAAATGAATGAATAAAGATGAATTAAAAAATCATCTTCGTTATAGTTAACAAAAATTATTATTATTTTTATTTAAGATTAACATGGAAATAATAATTGGATTTTTTATATTTTGTTTAGTATTATTTATTTATTTACATGTTCAATTTCATCTTAAAACTAGTGAAGATCTAGAAATGTATGAGGTTGAACAACCATCAAAGGATAAATTAGAAGAAATATGTGATATTAGGCAACCAGTTTTATTCGATTTTGATTGTCAAAAAATTGTCGAGTCTTCAAACAAATCGTATATAGCTAACAATTATAACGCATTTGAAATTAAAATCAGAAATGTTAAAGAAACCGACCCTAATACTGAGTTGTATATTCCTTTACCCTTACATGCTGCTAATAAATTATTTAATGAAGATACGAATGCCATATATTTTTCTGAAAACAATAGTGAATTTCTAGAAGAAACCGGTGTTATTAAAAGTCTCAAATATAATGACGAATTCTTGAGACCATATATGGTGTCAAATTGTAACTACGATATTATGATGGGAAGCGCCAACACATGTACTCCATTTAGATACGAAATTAACTACAGAAATTATTACCTATTAACAGAAGGAAGTGCTCAAATTAAACTTGCGCCACCTCATAGCATTAAATATTTGTATCCTAATTATGATTATGAAAATTTTGAATTTAGATCTCCTGTAAATCCTTGGTCTCCTCAACCAAAATATACTGCTGATTTTGATAAAATGAAATGTTTAGAATTTACATTAACTCCTGGCAAAACTTTGTATATCCCCGCTTATTGGTGGTATAGTATTAAATTTAATAAAAATACTAGTATTTCATGCTTCAATTACAGAACTTATATGAATAATATTGCTGTATCTCCATATATTGGAATGCATGCTTTACAAATTCAAAATGTTAAACGCAATGTTGTTAAAAAAGCTAGCATTAATGAGCTTAATCAAACTCAAATACAAGAACAACCAGAAATTAAATTAGTTCAAGAAAACAAACAAACAGTTGAAGAACCTCAAATTGATATAAAATCACTTGGTGATGGAACTAGTATAGATAATTTACCATCTCCTGTAACAAGTGATAATATTGGTTCTGAAATTTAATTATAATATTTTCATATTATATAAAATGTTTCAAAAACTTTTTTCTCTCTTTACTTCTTCAAAAAGAAGAAAATATAAAGGCACAAAACGAAACAAATATTATACAAAGAGGCGCACTAGACGCGTTTATCCAAAAGGTATGCGCGGAGGATGAGGACAACCTATGGATACTCTACCAGAAATGTTTAAAAAAGGTGGAGTAACGAAGGACGGTATAATGAAAGGAGGCTGAGGAGGACCTGTAACAGTACCTTAAACTCTATTTAAATTTAACAAAAATATTAACATAAATTCTGGAATGACAGCATTTAATGATTAAAATATTATTTATGCTCGAAAATGAATTGAAAACGTATTTTTTATCTACATAATTGTAAATAAAAAATTTTTTATTTTTATCTTTATATATCACCTATCAAATTTACTCGATATAATTATCTATTTCGGACTTTATTTCAGTTGTTCTCGATTCTATTCCTGTAATCTCTGTTCGACAGAAAGCACAACATAATTTATTATTGCTTGTTTTCATTGTCTCTATCACACAATCCTTACAAAATTCATGATTACAACCTAATTTTACAAAATTTTTTAATTCTTTATCATCATAACATATATTACATTCACATTTCTCTCCTGTATTTTCACATTCGTTTACAGTTGATACAATTTTAAACTTTTGAACATCATTTCTTAATGTTCCATTGATTATTCTTGACATCATAGAAATAAACATTTCTCTCATTAACATATTTTCCATTGCTCTGTATTGAACAGCTTCAGATATTCTTCTATTTTCTTGTATTTCTTCTTCTCTTACAGTTGATAAATCTTGTATAAATGTCATCAAATCATTTTCAAATTGATTATCGTGTTCAATAACTTCTATAGCTTCATCAGTATTTTTATAAGTCCTAAAGATATATTCAGATATAAGGTTGATACAATTTTCAACACTTGTTCTTGTAGTAACTCTAAATTTTTTAATAGCAAATGTCTTTATAAGTAACTGTTCTGACATATAATTTTCACTCAACCAATTTTTAAATTCATCCTGTGTATTAGTTTGTAATGCTTGAGTGGAGCATATTACCTCAAACTCTCTTAATCTGTTACTATTACATGTGGTAAGGTTATGACCCGATTGTCTACAAAATGAACAACATTGTTGTCTTCTCATTGACGGCGGCAATACATTAAACATGCCTCTATGTTCAGCATTTAAGTTTTCAAAACTCATTTTACTTTGTTTATATATCGTAATTTTCGTGTTAATTTTTAGTTTCAATTTTATTTTTAATTACTTAATTCACAAAATTATATTTCTAACTTATTATACTGTTATTATTTTTATATTGTTATAATTTTATACGCTACAATAATATAAAAATATAAGTTAAAGAGATTACTACATCTACATATATCTAAGTAAAACATGACAAGTTACAAGATATATGTTAATGACCGGAGTTACACTTCGTGGGAAGTATTTGACACGAATAATTTTAATAAGATTACACTCGATATTAATCCTATTGAGTCTAAGCTATTATCTAACGATGTGTTTACAGTTAACAAAGATAATACAGTTAATTTAATACACTCGTCAGTAAGGTCTGGACCTGCTATGCCTGCAGTATTAATTTTAGCAGGTAATAAAACATATGGTAGACAACATAAACTTCAAGAAGGTCAAAGTTATACTAAAAAACGCTCAGATATGGCCGGTGGAAAATTACTGTATAAGTGTATTCCTGATGACATGCGTTTACCTGCCTTTTTAGTTCCATATGAAATGAAAAATATGAGCTTTTCAAAGGTATTCAAGAATTTATATGTAACAATTAATTTCGATAATTGGGACGACAAACATCCAAGAGCAAAACTTGATAATGTTATCGGACCAGTCGACGTTCTTGATAATTTTTATGAATACCAGTTATATTGTAAGAGTTTAAACGCATCTATTCAAAAATTTCAGAAGGATACTTCAAAGGCTCTTGAGAGCAAGTGTCATGATGGTATTATTGATATTGTTAAACAAAAATACCCGGATATTCAAGATAGAACTGACCAAAAATTTTGGCATATTATTACAATTGATCCTCCTAAAAGTTCGGATTACGATGATGGTTTTAGTATTATTGAACATGAAAATGGTATACAGCAATTAAGTATATATATTTCAAATGTTACAATATGGATGGACGTGTTAAATTTATGGGACTCATTTTCACGTAGAATATCTACTATTTATCTTCCAGATAAGAAACGACCTATGTTGCCAACTATTTTATCAGATTGTTTATGTAGTTTACAAGAAAATGTTACCAGAATCGCTTTTGTTATGGATATTTTTATTAAAAATGATGAAATTATTGATATTAAACATTGTAATTGTTTAATTAAAGTAGCGAAGAATTACTGTTACGAAGAACCTAAGTTATTATCTGACTCAAAATATCATCTAATACTTGACGCCTCTCAGAAACTGTCATTCAAGAATAAATATATTAATAATGTTAGAAATAGTCATGAGGTTGTTTGCTATTTAATGATTCTTATGAATTATCATTCTGCTAAGGAGCTTATTAAATATAAAACCGGAATTTTTAGGTCTACTATTATAAAGAGAGAATTCAGTGTACCCGACACTATTCCTGATGATGTTTCTAAATTTATTAAAATATGGAATAGTGCTTCAGGACAATACATAAATGGAGCTGAAATTATTGATACTAGACATGAAATACTAGATATGGATGCTTATATTCATATAACAAGTCCAATTAGACGTTTAGTTGATCTTCTTAATATGATACAATTTCAAGAAGTTACAGGTCTTATTAAATTGTCTGAAAATGTTAATAAATTTTATAACAAGTGGTTAGAAGACATTGAGTATATTAATACTACAATGCGTTCAATTAGAAAAGTACAATGTGATTGTTCATTACTAGATTTATGTCATAATAATCCTGAAGTTATGGATAAAGAATATGATGGTTATTTATTTGATAAGATTAATAGAAATGATGGCTTATATCAGTTTGTAGTATTTCTTCCTGAGTTAAAATTATCTTCAAGGATTACAATGAGAGATAATTTTGATAATTTTGAGTGTAAAAAATTTAAGTTATTTTTATTTAATAATGAGGAAAATTTTAAAAGGAAAATTAGACTACATTTATTATAAATAATATATATATATGCCTGGAGTTGTTTCAAATATTATTTATCCACCGGATGAATCTTATCTAACGGATTATGATTCACAATATCCATTATTTTTAGGTTTATGTGATTTTATAGAAACAATAGATATAAAAAAAAATACAGAAACTCATAATAATTTAAAATCAGTTATTGACATTCCATTTCCATTAGAATCCGAAATTGTTAAAGTTGTTGAAAATACAAAAAACTCTCATTCTACTGATATTGCGTGGGGAGCAAAAAAAATTTCATCAAGATTTGATTTTCCATCAACAAGTGTTTACAAAATAACAATAGGTCAAGTAACACAAAAAGCTGTTGAAAAAGCTAATACAAAAACAGTTACTATTAAACCAAAATCTATACCATCTGATTATTACGCAACATATGGAGCATTTTTAGTATATAATGAAAACCCTAATTCTATTGGAAGAGAATTAATAAAAGACCAAGATAATAATATTAGATATGATGAAGATGATGATGGTAATATAATATATGAACTAATTAATGGAAGAAATGAAAAAATTCAAATGGTTAGATGGTTTCCACATACATCTGCTGAAGGTGGAACAGATACTATCGGATTTGGACATAAATTAACAGAAATTGAAGATAGTAGTAGTCAAATAATAATAAATGGTAAATCTTATAATTTTAGACAAAGAGGTTTAAGAAGTAGTGAAGTAAGAGATTTATTCATCAATGATGTAAAAGTTAGAGTAGAAGCTGTACAAAGTTTTGTAGGAGCAGAAAGATGGAACTGGTTAATTGATAATCATCCTAGTTGGGCTTGTATATTAGTTGATATGCAATATAATCCTGGTAATGTTAGAAGTTATCCAAAATTAATGTATTGGATGGGATTATATACATCTCCAAAACCTCCTGAAGATGGAGGAAATACAGCTGAATGGAATGCGTGGGTTAGTAAAATTAAAAATATGAAAACACTAACTGGTATTCCATTTAAACCAGTTATTAAAGAAGGTACTGATTACGATGAACAATTAAGACATATTGATGAAGAAACTAGGAGATATCTTGGAATATCGCCTTTAACAAAAAGAAATGCTAGCACAACACAAACCTTTATTTATCATTTTGGTTCTCATTATGATAATATTTTATCAAACGGAGGAAAACCGCTTACAGATTATTAATTTTATTTAAGGATGAACCTTCTCCTCTTGAAAACGTGTTTTAAATAAAAGCCTTGAACCATAAATTACAAATACAATAACTACAATAATTATAATAACAATAACTTCTGCGAACATTTTAATATTATTTATGTCTTATTATGATTAAATTAAAAGTAATTCAATTTTATTTTAATCAATCATTGTAATTGATTTATCGATTGTTACTTCCTTTGCTATTTTTCTTATAATTTTATCCTCTTTTTCATCATCATTATCACCGGAGCCTCCCATAGATTCAACCACAAGTTTGTTATATTGATCAGAGAATTTTGAGTGATAATTACCACAATCTGGATGTTCTTCTTTAAATTTTGGTAATAAACGTTGATTTTTACATGCTACCTTTTTAATTACTTTTCTTAGCTTATTTTTATTTTCATTCTCCTTCTCCCATTTATCTTCATCTTTAATATACATTACTTCTCTCTTTGAGTCGCTACAATGAACTGGACGTTTATGTACATCCATTTCTTTTAGATTTTTAACAATTATATTTGATATTCCTTCTACAAAACCTAATCTTCCAACACTTTCTAAGTCAGATAATTGAAGTTTGAGAGAATCAACGAAATCGGTTATATTCATGGCATCTTTACATGTTTCATTTAAAAACACATTAAGATTAAATGTTTTATTATGAGAATTAATATTACTATTTGTAATACTATTAGTGGTTTGACCTACCTTACATATATCAACAATTTTATTTGTGAGTTCACTATTTTGACTAACTAATTCTTGATTTTGTTTAACAACATCTAATACTAAATTGGTAAGTATTTTAAGGTCAGAATCTGGTTCTTTGTGTGGGGTTTTTTTTGGGGTTTTATAGGCCAAACAAATTTTTTTATGTTTCCATAAACCCTGACGACATTTGTATTCTCTTCCACAACCACATATATAATTTTCTAAATTTTCAGTTTCGTCTACTTGTCCTCCATTTGTCTCCTTTTTGTGTTTCAGTGTCAATAAATGTCTATTATAATCTTTCTTGTTGCTTGAAGAGAAGTCACAAAAATCGCATAAATAATTTTGGGGTTTTTTGGGGTTAAAAATGTCTACCATTGTCTTCTAAATAGTAGACAGAAAAAAACCTCTAAATTGATATTTAATTAAAATATAAAAATTTTATCGTAACAATTTTATAATTATTTTTTTGGTACTAAGATGCTAATTTTCAATTATGGTCTCACAATTGCATTATTTGAGGTAAAATATCCAAGGTTTTGAAAAATGGACATTAAAAATGTCCAAAATTGAAAACTCAAAAAAACTTTCCCCGAAAAATTTTAACATTCAATACTACATGTGAAGGGAACTTTTTTAGTGACTTTTTCTTAAATTTCAAGATTTTCTCTACATTATGTAGTAGCCCGCCTTTAAGTATCAAAATTGTTTTATTATTTATATTTTAATTTTCTATAATAAAATTATAGCTTTCATTAAGATTTATCATTTGTTTAATATCAGATACCAATTTTTTTATTTCTTTATCACTTCCAATTATTGGTTTAACAATTATATTACATTTTTGATAACCATCATTTTTTATATTTAATGTGAAGTGTAATAGAAATTCATCTTTAACAATTTTTTTAGCCCAAAATTCTTCGGAATACGTATTATAACCAAAAACACTAAAATCGCATTTTTTTGTAAATGTAAATTGAATTAAATCATAAAGTCTATTTTTATCTATATCACAACAAATGGATATTTTTGATATAATCCTATATCGAAGTGAATCTCTATGTGTTAAATTTTTAAAACTAAATGGAATTAAGCAAGCAGTCATTTTATGAAAAGTTTGATGAATTTATTATGTGATTAACTTTAAAATACTTTTTAAATATCAATTTTTTTAAATACTTTTAATAAATATTAAAATAAACAATATAAAGAATTACATATATATTATATATACTAAAATGGTCAAAGTTTGCTCTTATAACTATCCGAAATCAGACGATGAAGGGTACGAAAAATATCATGAAATGTATGAATATCCACTTCATGATTTTCAGAAATGGGCCGTAAAAGGCATTGTTGACGGACACCATGTTTTGGTGTGTGCTCCAACAGGTTCAGGTAAGACTTTACCTGGTGAGTTTGCTTTAAATTATTTTCACTCAAAAGGAAAACGAACAATTTATACAAGTCCAATTAAAGCACTCTCAAATGAGAAATTTTATAATTTCACAAGAAAATATCCACATCTAAGTGTTGGTTTAATTACAGGAGATATTAAAACAAATCCTGAAGCTGATGTATTAATTATGACGACAGAAATTTTATTAAATAAACTTTATCAAGTAAAGAGTAGCTCACCTGCTCCGAGTTCTTCTGTATCCTTCGAAATGGATATTGAACAGGAGTTGGGATGTGTTGTTTTTGATGAAATTCATATGATTAATGATGAGTCAAGAGGTCATGTTTGGGAACAAAGTATCATGATGTTACCTCCTCAAGTTCAAATGATTGGATTATCTGCGACATTAGATGATCCTACAAAATTTGCTTATTGGTTAGAAAATCGTGGTTCAAGTACAAAATTTAGTGATAAAGAAGTATTTTTAACTCAAAAACAGGTAAGAGCAGTTCCTTTAATTCATTATAGTTTTATTACAGCTACAAACGGTGTTAATAAACACATTAAAGATAAGACAATACAACAGGAGATTAGAAGCGCTATTGATAAGCCATTTGTGATTCAAGATGCTAACGGTGTTTTTAATGATGTTCAGTATCAGAACACTACTAAGGTTCTCAAACTTTTTGAGAAAAATGACATTCGGGTTAAAAGGCAACATGTTTTAAATAAGGTCACAGAATATTTGGTTGAAAAAGAAATGTTGCCTGCGTTATGCTATGTATTTTCTCGCAAGCAATTAGAAAAATGCGCCGAAGAGTTGACTACAAATTTGTTGGAATTTGATAGCAAAGTTCCTTACACAGTTGATCGTGAATGTGAACAAATTATTCGTAAGTTGCCAAACTTTGAAGAATATTTACATCTTCCAGAATACGTAAATACGGTTAAACTTCTTAGAAAAGGTGTCGGAATTCATCATGCTGGTTTAATGCCAATTTTGAGAGAAATGACCGAGTTATTGTTTGCGCGAGGGTTTATTAAAATCTTGTTTTGTACTGAGACCATGAGTGTAGGTATTAATTTGCCTGTTAAAACCACAATTTTTACAGATGTTAATAAATTTAATGGGGAAATTAATCGCATGTTATACAGTCATGAATATACTCAAGCTGCTGGCAGAGCAGGACGTCTAGGACTAGATACAGTGGGGCATGTTATTCATTTAAATAATTTGTTCAGAAATGTCGAGTCAATTGGGTATAAAGCCATGATGAATGGTAAACCACAAACGCTGTCATCTAAATTTAAGATTTCTTATAATCTTCTACTTAATTTATTGGATATTGGTGATAATAACCTAGTTAATTTTGCGAGTCGAAGTATGGTAACTGGAGATTTGGATAGTCAAATGAAACAGATCTATTATAAAATCACCTCTGCGAATACAGAATTAGATAATATGAAATTAAGTTCATCACATTTAAGGACACCTGGCGAAATTATTGAACAATATATTGAATTGGAGAAGAATATAAAATTTGCGGTAAATAAAAAACGAAAAGAAATGGAGAGACAAATACAAAACATTCGTGATAATAATAAATTTATAGATCAAGATAAATTTTCATATCAAAAAATATCTGTAAAAGAAAATGATATATCCAGCTTACAAAATCAATTAGATAGTCTGAATTCATATATTAAATCAGGTGTATATAATGTTCTACATTTATTAAAAGACGAAGAGTTTGTAGATGGTGATTTTTCAGATGAAACTACGTTAAAACTTTCTTTAAAAGGTAAAATTGCTTCACAATTGAGGGAAGTTCATTGTTTAGTATTTGCTAAAATTTTAGAAGATAAATTAATAGATAATTTATCATCTAAGCAATTGGTTGGTTTGTTTAGTATTTTCACAAACATATCAGTTCAGGACGATTATAAGGATTATTCACCAAAAATTGATGATAATGAGTTACATAATATTGTTAAAACAGTAACTAATATGTATGAAGATTATTCTAGTAAAGAGACATCTCTTAAAATAAACACCGGATTTGATTATAATATTCATTATGATTTATTAAATTATGTAGATAAATGGTGCGATTGTCAAGATGTAGAATCATGTAAAATAGTTTTACAAGAGATGGACGAAGAAAAACAAATATTTTTAGGAGAATTTGTAAAAGCGCTTTTGAAAATTAATAATATTTCTGGTGAAATGGAAAAAATTGCTGAGATGACAGGAAATATAGCATTTTTAAGTAAATTAAAGGAAATACAAAATATGACTTTAAAATATGTAGTAACAAATCAATCACTTTATGTATAAAAATAACTTTGTATTATATATGAAGATAGCAATCAGAACAGTATTATTTCATATATTATGTATTTTTATTTTTGCGTTTTTATATTATTATTTCAGAGATGATTTTAAAACTGAAGTTAAAGAACAATTTACAATGTTAGATTATATATTTTTAAGTACAACTATTCAATCAGGCGTAGGATTAACAGATATATATCCAATTGATTTTTATGCTAAATTTATAATGATACTTCAACAATTAGTATTAATAATGACACATGTTTTTACTATTTATATCTTTACTGTGTAATAAATTTAATATGAATATTATTTAAATACTTTATTGGTTTTGTTTATAATGGAACTTATAAACAAAAAATATAGGATACTTGGAAAAATAGGAGAAGGTTCATTTGGTTTAATTTATAAAGGTGAAAATGTAAGAACGAGAGAACTTGTTGCAATAAAAGTAGAACCTATTGAAAAAGATATGAAATTATTAAAAAATGAATCTGTGATTTATCAATATTTAAATAATGTACAAGGAGTTCCATTTGTTAAATGGTTTGGAAAAGACGAAAAAAATTATTATATGGTTATAAATTTATTAGGTGATTCTTTACAATCGGTAAAAAATAATTCAACTTTCTCTCTAACTAGTGTTCTACAGATAGGAATTCAAGTTATAATTCTTTTAAAAACAATACATGATAAAGGGTTAGTACATAGAGATATAAAACCAGATAATTTTTTATTAGGGTTAAATAATCAACGAAAAAGAATATATATTATAGATTTTGGATTATGTAAGTCTTATATGAATAATGATGAACATAATCCAATTAAAAAAACAAATAGTTTAATAGGTAGCTTAACGTATGCTAGTATAAACGCTCACAATTGTATCGAATTGAGTAGAAGAGATGATATGGAATCATTAGGATATATGTTAGCTTTTTTTTATTTAGGAACCCTATCATGGCAAGAAATGGTATCAGAAAATATAGAAATGATAAAAAAATTAAAGGAAGATATTATCGTTAATGATAAATTACCACAAATACTAGTAAATTATATCAAGTATGTTAGAAGTTTAGAATATGAAGAAATCCCAAATTATTTTCTTATTGTTGATAATTTTAAGAGAGAATTAGAAATATTGAAAAAAAACTAATTAAAAAAATCTATTGTATATATTAAAATGTCAAAAGCAAATGGAGGAGAGTTTGATAAAATGCCAGAATTTATAGAGTCAATTTTTAACGTTTTTAAAATGATTAATAAAAAAGCTGAAAGTCAAAATGATAAGAGATTAAAGATGATTTCTTTAGTTGTATTTAATTATGTAAGAAAACTAGCAAAGGATTATAATGTGAATTTAAAAGATTTGCCAGAACCGGATGCAATTAATTTGATACCAGTTTTTGAGTATATTTCTTATAACAATATTGAACTATTTGATTTTACAAAAATAGATATAAATGATGTTGATGTTACAAAAAACACAGATTTGGAAAGATTCGTATTAACTCATGTATACTATATAACGCAAAAGATTTAAATATTAAATAATAATTAAATTATGGAGGGGTTTATAGAATCAATTGATAAATATTTATCAAATTATTCTACGTATGAAAAAGGTAAAGTAGTATTTGATTGTGAAGGAGGAGAGTTAATATTTTATAAAAATAATTCAAATATGCTAACTTTATTTGGAATATATATAAGTTCTGAATATAGAGAACAAGGTTTTTGTAGGAATATTTTATATTATTTAATAGATAATGCTAAGAAATATAATTTTAAATATTTTTGCGTTCAATCAGTATTATCCAAAATATTATATGAATATTTACAAAGATTTGAATATAAAAATAAAAAATTTAATTTAAAAAAAATAGGATTTGTGTATTTAGCTTGAGAAAGAAATATATTTTAAATTAAACTATATAAAGATAAGGTAATATATTGTATTATAAATATGTCATCTACTAAAGACGTTGTTACACCTAGTGCTTCTGAACAATTAACTGGCCGCGTTAAATGGTTCAATAACAAAGCAGGATATGGTTTTATTACTGTAACCGATGGATCTCGTTCAGGATCTGATATTTTCGTTCATCATTCTACTATTCAAGTAGAGAATCAACAATACAAATACCTTGTTCAAGGTGAGTATGTTGATTTTGGTATTGCCAAGACAAGTTCTGGAGCTCACGAATGGCAAGCAGTTGATGTTCATGGAATTAAGGGCGGAAAATTGATGTGTGAAACTAGACACGAATTTAAACTAGCTAGAAGTGCGTACAAAACTACCAAGGATTCTTCATCTCCTGTTGTTGAAGCTGAAACTCCTAGAATGCCTAAGCAGCAAAGAGCTCCTAGAGCTCGCGGAGAAGGTCCTAGAAGTGAGGAAAAGGGTAGAGAGGGGGATAAAAAGGCTTGGAGTATGGTAGATAAAAAAGATAAATCTAATCAAGCTGTAAGTAAAACTCAAAAATAAATAAATACATTTTAGCAAATATTTTAAAAAAATTTTTAAATTAATTATTTTTTGAAAAACTTAATTTCCAATAGTAATATATAAATGAGTGACGATAAAAAATCTAGCGTACCAACTGCTCAATTAGGTGGAGCAAAAAGGAAAAATGGACATAAAGCTAATTGCTCTTGTCATATTTGTGAAAACATGAAAAATAAGGCCAAAAGAGGTGGTTATGAAGAAGATGCTGAAAAAGAAAAACTTAAATTAATGGGTGGTTCTAAAAAGAAGAATGGTCACAAACCAAATTGTGCTTGTCCTATTTGTAAAAACATGAAAAATTCTAAAAAGGGTGGTGATGATAATGATGAGGGTTTTGATGAGCAATATGGTGACAAATTCGCATATAAAGGAGGGAAAAAATCAAATGGCCATAAAGCAAATTGTGGTTGTCCTATCTGTAAAAATATGAAAAAGAAGAATAAAAAAGGTGGAGATGAACAGCCTGACATTGAAAATCAAATGGGTGATATTGAGGAAGGAAAGGTCAAAGGAATAAAAGATTCTGTTAATGTAGATAATACACCTTCTAAAAAAGAAGTTGAAGCAAATCCTGATGAATATGATGAATTAGATGCTGCTGAAAGAGGTGAAGCGGGAATTAAATCAGGTGGAACCCGTAAGAGACGTGGAAATGGTCATAAAGCAAATTGTAATTGTCCTATATGTAAAAATATGAGAAAGAAAACACGTCGACACAGAAAACGCTCTCATAGACGCCGTTAAATATTTTGAATTATAAAATATAAATAATTATTTTATAAATCGATTTAAAGTTTACTTGACAAATGTAGATATAGAATGAGTAAAGGTCTACAACAAAATAGCGAACAGGTTAGTAATGAATTGTTTGAACAGTTTGAAGGTGTTATTAATGGATTAAGTGTTGTAAAAACACAAATTAATACTCTTCAACAAACCCTAAAACAATTAGAAAAAAATGTTAAAAAACAAATGAAAGGTCTTAAGAAGGAAGTAGTCAAAAATAAGATTAAGGGAAATAGAAAACCATCCGGGTTCGCTAAACCAAGTAAGGTAACAAAGGAGTTGTGTGAATTTATGAAGAGGTCTGAAGGTACCGAAATTGCCAGAACTGAAGTCACCAAAGCTTTAATTGAATACATCAAGGAAAATAAGTTAGAAAATCAGACTAACAGTAAAATCATTGTTCCTGATGATAAACTTAAATTTTTATTGGGAATTGAAGATGGTCAAGAGCTTACATACTTTAACATTCAAAAATATATGACAAAACATTTTATTAAAAATATAGTTGAGGCTTAAAAGCAATAAGATAGTATTTTATAATTAATTTTATTTTTAATTATAAAAAATTGATATACTTAAATAATGTAAAATAAAAATCATAAAGAAACTAAAATTAGAACTATATTCAAAATTTATTTATTAAAGAAGATGAACGCTCGTGAATTAAAAATGAACATTAATGAATTAAGTGTTGTAAAATTTCAAATTAATGCTATTCGTCAATCCTTAAAACAGATAGAAAACCATTTAGAAAAAAATGTTAAAAAAATTAGAAAACCATCGGGGTTCGCTAAACCAAGTAAGGTAACAAAGGAATTATGCGAATTCATGAAACGCAATGAGGGAACAGAAATTGCCAGAACCGAAGTTACAAAGGCTTTAATTGAGTATATCAGAAAAAATAATTTACAAAATCAAACAAATCATAGAATTATTGTTCCCGATGAAAAACTAAAAATTTTGTTGGGAATTGAACGAGGAGAAGTATTAACACACTTTAATTTGCAAAAATATTTATCAAAACATTTTATAAAAAAATAATATTGAAGCTTAAAATTAAATTTAAACAAAAAAAATCAAAATACTTATTTTTTGCTCTTTAAGTAGGTTTGATTTATATTTTATTTTTATATTTAAAAAAAAATTGAAATAAAATAAAATGATAAAAGGAACAGCATAATATAACTAGTTTACTGAACCCGATTCGAAATTACTGCTAAAATGAGTTTTACTAACGCCGCTACTGTTGCTAAGGACGCCTTTCTTATTAAGGTTAAAGAGCAATTGGATATTAATAAAAATACTGACAACAACCTTTCATATGAAGGTTTGAAGACGAGAGTAAAAACCTGTAATAGAGTTGCTAAGATTATTAATAAGGAGATGAGAAATATTATGGATGAACTGATTAGAACAAATGCACCTGGAAAGATTGAAAATTTTATGTCAGTTATGTATTTAAAGATGGATGATATGATAGGTGAAGCTTCTAATGCTCATCGAAGAAGTTACATTACATCAGATAAGGAAATTACAAAGATTAAAAAATATTCTATTAAGTTACAAAAGAACTCTAGAAAAGCTTTAGATATTATCTTTGATTTGATGCAAAATGTTGACATGTCGCTAATTCCCAGATACGATTTGATTGTTGCTAAGCATAATAATATTCAATCTGGATATTGGCTAAGAACTAGAAAGCCTGTCAATTATGTTGAGGAAGATTTTAATTATGACGACCTGTCTGACGATGATTATAAGCCTTATGAACATGTTTCAAATACGATTGTTATAAATAGTAATTCAAGACCTAAGAGAAATATTCCTGTCGTTGACTATACTGGAATGGATACTGATACTGTTGATTGCGATTCTGACTATGAATTTGAGGAGGATGATGACGAAGATGATGAGTTTGATTCTTGCGTTGATGAAGACTCTAATGACAACGATTCTGAGTATAATCCTTCTGATGACGAAGAGTTAGAGGACGACCACGTTTTAGAGTTTTGCGACGACGATTATGCTGAGGAAACTGAAGAAGACGATGATGATTACGAAGATGATGATGAGAGCAATCAAGAGGATAATGAATTTCTGAGCGATTATTACAATGATCCTGATTACACTTCTAATAAAAACACTGTAGATGTAGATTATGATGACGATTCTGAATATATTCCTGATGAGAATGATGAATTAGATGACGACCACGTTTTAGAATTCGATGATGATGATTACGCCGAAGAATCTGAAGAAGATGATGACGATTATGAGGATGAGTCTGAAGATGAAGAGGATAAACAATTTGTAAGCGATTATCATAACGACCCTGATTATGAATATGAGAGCGAAGATGATGACGAGCTTGAGTATGACTATAGCTTCAAGAATAAGAAGGAAAATATTGAGTTAGTATTAGAAGCTGGCATCGCAAATGACGACGAAGATTATAATCCTGATGACGATGAGGAAGAGGATGATGAGGAAGAGGAGGTCATGTATTCTTGTAAGAAGGATAATTTAATAACTGTTTGTAAGAGAATGTATGATCACAATACTGGAAAGGTTCGTTACAATTGGATTCAAATGACTGAGAACGATTATGCTAAGAAATATGATGAGGATTATGTTTGCGAAGAGAATTAAATAAAAATTTAACTATAAAAATTTAAATATAAAATTTATTAGAAATTTTTTTCCATTCAACAATTTTTAATTCATCATCCTCTTCTACCAATTCTTCTTTAAATTGTTGATTGTATTCGTAGTTGAAAAATAAATCACATGAATAATTTTTTTTTATAGTTGTAACCCATACAGTAGAACATAATGAAATATATTTTTCATATATTTGTTTACCTCCAATAATAAATATTTTAAAATTGCTACTTAAAAAGGGATAAATATCTAAAAATTTCTCTCTATTTTCTTGAATATGAAAATTTATTGTATCATCATCAGTAAAAATAAGATTAGGATAGATATACTCAGTATTATTCATATACAGACAAGGATTACTTGTCAATACTATATTTAATCTATCTTTTAAAGGTCTAAATTGTTCAGGTAGAGAGAAATATGTAGTCTTACCCATAATTACAACATTATTTTTTGTTTTATTAAAGAAAAAAGACATATCTTTCTTAGATTTCCATGGTATTTTACCTTCTTTTGATATGCCAAAATTTATATCTGTTGCTAAAATAGCTTCCATTTTATGTATATTTTTATATTTTTATGTTTAATTTGTTATTTATGAATAAATTATTACATTATCTAATCCAATAACTTCATATCCTCTTGTCCAATCACCTAAAATCTCAACATTAAATGAACCTATAAATATTTCTTTCATTTCCTTATCTGTAATCAAGGCATTAGTTCTCTCTTTTTTCCATAATTGGTTATTAAATGGTACATTAAATGTCCTCGTTTTGCCGTCATAATTTGATGACTGAAATGTAAAGCATCTATCACCATTTCTTATTTTAACTAAGTTTGTATTATCGTTGAGTGATGAGAAATCGCCTACAAAACTGGTCATAGTAAATGTCATGACAGTTGGATATATTGGTTTAAAATTTTTACTAGCTGTTGTACCTGATTTTTGTAGTGGGTTAATAGTTATTTCAGGTGATTCAAAGTACCACAGCGATTTATCGTCAGGATGTTTATAATCTACGTTTATTAAGTTATCCTTAAACATAATGTAATGGGACAATTCATTATCAATATTATAGCTCTGATGAGCGGCAGGTTCTATTTTTTTATTACCGGTTATTTGCCAATTTTCATTATCCATTAGAAATTTATTCTGATATAATACTTTGGCGGAACTTACCGCAGAAATAATAGTTAAAATTAAAATTAATATTCGCATCATTTTATTGTATACATTTTAATATTTATACAAAAGTAATTCAATTTTATTTATTAATTAGTTCATCCATTTTTTCTCTAAAATAATGACATTCATTTTGTGTCAAAATAACATATGTTGTACCATCAGGAGAGTCCTTTAACAGTTTTAAATTTATTTTTGTATGATTTTTCAAAGCATACTCCTCCTCAAATACACTTCTTTGTAAGTAAGCAAATCCGCCCTTTTGATAAGTTATTGTTCCATCAGAATACAAGTGATAAATTGTGTTACCATTTGGCGATTCCTTTGGTTGGATAAGACCAGTTGGTGAACTTTCGTAATGTTTTTTGTGAGCAGTAATAATAGCATCATTTAACTGTTGGACATTAGAAGTAATATCAGTCATGATTTAAAGAATGGTAATGTAGATTAGTCTTAACTTAGTTTAATAGTATTTATGATTTTATAAATACAATGAATAAGTATTTCAATTTTATTAATTAAAAAAAGGTTAGTCTCCCTTTTGGGAGTACCAACTTACACTGATTTAGTAGCCTTTTTATTTTTATTAATAAAATTAATGGTTTAAAATTTAAATATACTTATATTATTTTTATGTTTTATTCGTTTTTCTTTACCGACAACAAATTATTAAATATTTTTGTAGAGAACCATAAGGCAACTGATGCCCACATGGAATTAATAACGTTACCTCCATTATAAATAAGCCATCTCATGGCAACACAGTGCGGCGCCTGCGCAACAAATATTGATTTTATAAATCCAAATACCGAGGTCTCGGCGCAAAATCTGGGATACAAATTGGCGGCGGCGTAATGAATAACAATCCACAGCGCGAAAATCCCAGCAACATCGTATAAGTAACTAGCCATAGTCTTGAAGTCCATTTTCGGATAATAATGCTCTTGAAGAAGTTGATATATATTTTAATTATGACTTATAATTATTATAAAAAAGTATTTCAATTTTATTTTAAATGACTTATTTTTGGGTTTACTAAAAATTTATAAACAATATTTAAATATGTTAAAAAAGGTATGCCTAAGTGACAACCTAAAATATTTTAATTAAATTACAATAGGAAATAACAAAACAAAACAATAAATATATATGAGTAACAAAACAATAAATTATAAACATAATTCGTATTCCAGATTCTGGTAGGCGAGCATCTCCGAAAGTTCCTTTGCGATTTCATTCCATTCTTTCTCTGCTTCAAAAGAAGACCCGCCTAGTAACCAAGGTAAGCACTCAAGTTTGGACATATCATCAATAAGGTGGTTGATAGTTGTGAATTTAGCCATTTTTTTGCTAGTAGTAATAAAAGGTTTCTTGTTCACTTCTACTGTCCACCAATTGTCGTCAGTGTGTACAATTCTAGTTTCTCGATTAGGATCCTTCAGGCGCTGGATGAAATTGTAAGCTGATTCAGTAGAATGCCACTCGTGAACATCAATATAGGCTCTGTTAAGATGACGAGCCTTGGTTTTATAAGGAATCAATGTAACTCGGTTAATGGTTGCGATATCTTGGCAATAGAACGCATCGATAATATAGTCAGCGGTAAAACTGACATCAATAGCGGGGAGGTAAAGACTCTTAATAACGGCGGACATTTCTTGATTCGGTTTAAAACTTGATAAATAATTCTATAATATCAGTCATTTGTTGGGTCAAAAGTATTTCATTTTTTTTATTTTAAAGCTATTTTAGCCTTTAACTAAAAATTTATATTTAAATATATTAAAGGTATTATGACAAAGGTTTGGTAAGAATTTGAATAATATACATTTTTAGTAAACCCATATTTTATATTGAAAACAAAAAAATTGAAATACTTTTAACTTAACTAAAGTAGAGTATTAAAATTAATAAACATATCAAGTTAAAACTTAAAATGAGCGCATTTACCAGTGAAAAAGACAATAGTGAGGGCGTTAACTGCCATTATTGTAATTATGAAATCTTAATAGAAGAAACAATTTTACGTGATGACAAATTAATTTGCCATCGTTGCGATTATGACTCAGAACTGCTTGACCAGTATTCTGAAGAACAACAAAATGCAATAATAGGGTATTCGATGACACATAACCTTACTATTGAGGAGGCTATTGACTACCAAACCCATTGCCATTGTTGCGGCAGAGAGGAAAAAGACGGTTTATTTAGTGATATAGGTCATCAATATTGTAGGGCTAGATGTCAAGATTATATCGAAGATTTTCGATACAAATGTTATCGAGATACCGAGTGTAAAGTATGTTATATGTGGCAACCTGAGGAAGAACCGCAAGAAGAAGCGGCAACTGACGCCAAAGAGAAGAGAAAGGAATAAATTGTTATATATTTTGTATAATTTAATTTAAATTAAAATAAATAGATGGTGTTTTTACACCTTTTTTTACACATTTGGATATTCAAAATAATTCAAAAAAAATTGAAATGCTTCTTTTAATATAGACGACATGTATAAAATAAAGTAAATTAAGTTTAAAACTACAATAATTAAGTTTAAAATGAGTTCTGAAAATCAAACTGCTATTGCGGACGTAGAATCCGTATTCCAATCCTTAGAATCTGTTGTAACTAAACCAGGGCTAAAGATTCAAATTGGATATGACACTGATATTGGTGGCAATCGAGATAATCAGGATAGATATTCTATAGTTACATTACCTGAACACGATGTATGTGCTATTTCTGTAGCAGATGGTCACTGCGCAGAAACAGGACATTTTGCTGCAGATATAACTAAAAAATGTCTAGAAAATTTACTAGAGACTAGAATAACTGAATTAATTGAAAATCCAGTAGCATTCTTAGAATTTTGTTGTGACTATATTCACGAACAAATTAGAATAGGATTAGTAGAAATAATAGAAAAAAATGGTTGTAAAGCTAAAGTGGACGAGTCAGGAGTTATATTAAAAAACAAACACGAATTTCTAGGTTGGAATGAGCTAAAAGGAGGTACAACATTTAGTATTATTGTTCTCATAGGAAGAAAAATTTACATGGCGAATGTCGGAGATAGCAGTGGTTTGTTATGTTGTAAACATCCTATTTTAAAAACTTCGCATATAAAGTATGAAAAGGATGCCGCAAACCCGACAAAAGAGGTGCGTAGTGAGGACACATCTCCTTCAACATATATTGAATTAACTCGCGACCATTCTCCTGAAAGTATTGAAGAATATATAAGAATGCGCGCTTTTAAATGTTCAGATGAAAATCCTAATCACGCTGAATTACTATGCGTTTATGATAATCAATACAAGCATAAACCGCACTGCCCTCATGTATTTGATATATCTGAATCTGGTATTCCATCTATAAGAAACGATTACAGTTCTTTTGAATATTATAATAAAAATGTACGCAAAGAGAAAGCATCGTATTTAAGCGATAGAGGTGGAGATAATGTGCTTTCAGTTACGCGAGCCCTTGGAGATTTTAAATTACAAACTTTAGGTCTTAGCAACAAGCCTGAGATACAGTCTATAGATTTGGAGCCTATCTTCGAACAATTAAAATTACAAATAGATGCGGCGAAAGTTGATAGAGAGAAAGATGATACAGAAACGGTTAAACAAGTTGACCCAATCAGCGTTTGTGTAGTACTGTGTACCGATGGTGTATGGGATAATTGGATATATGACCACGTATGTAAGTTTGTGATGGACACCAGTTGTTTAAATGCCATTATAGCCGATAAAGAAAAAGGAGCAGCTCGCGTTGCTAAGTCATTTATGTTAAGAAATCAAACTTTCTCAAGAAAAAATTTTGGAAGTCAAGCTGACAACGCAACAGGAATTGTTATGTATATAACCCAAGAAGAGTAAATAAAAATAATTTGTATTTGTATAATTTATATATTTGTTTAAGGCTGCCAGCAAGGCATAAGTTGACATAAGTTAACCTTTTTTATTTATAAAAAAATTGAAATGCTTTTAAAATATAAATATAAGTGATATATAACCTAATTATTATAACAGTTAAACTAAAATGAGTTCTTTTATTGATAACGGAGTTTGGGACCAGAACGGTGCTTGCGTTGAGTGTGGATTTATTCCATTCAAAATTACTGATAAATGTTTTGTATGTAACCCTCCTACAAATATTGATGATAGTGTTAAAAATAATTCAGATGAAGAAATTTGTGATATTGAATACGCTGAAGATGAAGAAGATGTAACCTGGGAGATAAATAGAGAAAAGACTGTAATTATAGACGAAGATGAATCAACATATGATGAAATGTTTAAGGCATTAGAAGCGCGTAATGAAAGAGGGGATACCGAAAGCATTCATATTGTTGAAGACCAAATTTACAGGCGATTTATTAAGGATATTGCGTTAAATAAATTTACAAATATAAATACTATTATGCTTGCTGCTAATAAAATATATGACATTATTATTAAACCCAATGACGGAACATGGGATACGTGTAGGTGGTATGCTTAAAAATATTAATACTAATTATAAATAGTCGCACTATGCGCATATAAATTTTTTTCTTTAATTAAATTATATGGCTTATAAGTTTAAAAATAATACAGGAAAACATAAGTTTAGCGGTACATTCAGTTATAAAAGCTTAAATTATGAATATATATTATATTTACCAACCCTTATTGATCCAGAAAGGAGTGAAGTAATCACAAAATTTGGAAATAGAATGCAAAAAAGTAAGGTATGTTTAGACGTAACTGAAGATGTTGTTACTAATTATTTAGACCGAGGTGATGTGAGTGCTTATATTATTATAAATGAAGTAGGAAGCGACGAGACAGCATCAGGAACATTACAAATATATGACTGGTGTTCTGGAAATAGTAAACAATTATTAACAAATGCGTTTGTATGGATAAATGATGTATGTAGAATATTAGGTCCATCAGGAATTAAAACAACAGTCTCTCCTGTTGGAGCATTGTTTTATTTTATGGAACAATTGACAGTTCAAAATATAAAAAAATCAGATATATACTTATTTGTTGATACAGATGATGAAAGTAATAAAACTGCTTTAACATCTATTTATAAAAAATATGGTTTTATATTAAATAGTTTAGATGATACAACTGTTTGTCCAAGTAATGGAGCAGGAGCAACTTTAATGGCAATGAAAAAACCGACTTTAGTGTCAGATACGTCAAGTATTAATTTTGATTTTTTAATGAAGCGAAAAGGAGGCGGCAGACGTAAAACTCGACATGTAAGACATAAACGTTCATACAAAAAGAAAACAGTAAAACGTAACAAAAAATAAAAATATGCCCCACCCTCGCATATTTTAGTCGCACCCAACCACATTTTGCCACTAAATGGTGCGTCCGAAGTTTTTTAAATATTTTATTGCGGGTTATTATTTTTAGCACATTGAGTCATTCCGTTTAATAACATGATTACAAATACAAAGAATAGTATATAAGCACAAGCTCCTGGTTCTTCGCGGTTATCGCTGCTATCACTATCACTATTAGAAGTTCCCTTTGCCATCATTCTGCCAACAGAAGCACCGTATTGCATTCTTCTGCCAGTCTTTGTGTATGATGCGAATCCTCCTCTTTTGAACATTTTAAAATTGTATGATTGTTAATATTTATACAATTACAAAACTGGATTTTAAGTATTTCAATTTTTTTTAGTTACATATATTTTATTGTGTAACTAAAAATCTATATAAGTCATATATGAGTTATAAAAAAACAAAATTAACTTAAACTTAAATATATAATTAAACAAAACAAATATACAAATTATATAAAATATTCATGTAGGTCTATCAATGATTCAGCCAAGACATAAGACATACATATGCCTTCATTGAATACACATATAGCAGAGACAATTGGCTTGACGCCTTGGTCGCTTTCTCTAAGAGCTATTCGAGGTATCATATTTGTCTCGTGATTAGAACTATTACATACTTTACACGTAGCTTGTTCATAGTCCTCATCGTAGTGACTGCCATCATATACATTTTGACAGTGGCAACCATTGAGATCAGCAAGTTCACAGTGTCTGCGACAACAGAACTGTATTTTTTCTTCAGAATCCCACTGACTCGGCGGAACCATTCTCTCGCAATCATAGAAATGACATCTTGATTTGTAACGATACGCGTCAAATATAGTAAGTTGCGCTAGCTCGGCGTAATCTGTCAGAATGTCAAACTGTTCGTGATTCAGGCTCTGTATGCTACTTCTTATTGCCCAGCAGACCCACAAAGGCATCTCTTCTTTTAACGGCTTATTGAATTTACAATTGAAGCACAAATCTACATCAAGACCTCTCACTCCATTATAATTCTCCTTTAAGTAGAGACAATCTAGAGTAAGATTGTTACATTCTTCGCAACGGTTGACTATTTCAATACAGTCACAGCATATCATTCTTGAACGTCCTTCAACTTCACACACTGGTTCGGCATAATTTACTTCACCACATGTAACACAGAGAGCTTTTTTTGTATAGTATGTCTCGTAGTTTTCTTGGTCATTATTTATCGACTCGTTGACCAGAGTCTCTTCGTTTGTTTGTTCAGTGCTAATCCTTAATAACTATAAGATACACACAGAGGATTAATCCAGAATGTATCAGTTGCGACAGTTACGTACGTCACACGGCCAACTTGCAAGCCGACGGGTATATTTTTTGCTGGGGATCATTACTCGCTTTTAACAGCGCACGCCACCCTCAACACGGTAAATAGTCCTCCCTTTCGGACCGAGGTAAGTAGTTTTAATGTTTTCTTTTTAATAACCAGCAGCTTTACCTGCCTCGGCGTAATCAACATCATAAACCCATGATTAGTGCCAGATCACTCCCCGTGTAATCACAGTCGGGAGCTCTTGGTCGCCTATCATAACCCATATTAAAGCGAATTTATTGGTTGATATGTGCCCCTGCCTCGCACATATCTGTCGTACCCTGGATTAGGCTGGTACGTCCACCCTCTCCCCAGTTAATTAAAAAAAAGTGTTTCAATTTTTTAAATTTAAACGAAATTTATAGTAGAACTAAAAATTTATAAATTTATATAAGAGTAAAAAATTTATTAACTTAACTTAAATATATACTTAAATCAATACAAATATACACTAAACTTAATTCAACACACTTAAATCAATGCCACTTAAAACCATACCAACAACATAACAATGCCCAAAAGGAACACTTAATTCCTTAACCTTCTCTTTTAACATTTCCTCACTCAATTCCAAACAAGTCACGCTCTTATCTTCATTTCTAGGACCATCAAAATCATATATAGTAATACTTTTACCATCATCTAACATCTTTTTCCAATATTTAACCCTATCTCTATCCTTAATCAAATCATAATATTCCTTACAATAGACCTCTTTTCTACTAGTAACATAATCCATATCTCCCTTATCCTCATAACCCTCAAAACGAGCACATAATACCTTCTTACCTTTACCTTTAGGATACCTCCTTTTAGGTTCATTTTGAGCCTTCCACCAATCTTTACTTATCTTTTCATCTATTCCTTCAAATATTTTTCCAGATTGCCACCTACTTTCAAAGTTCCAATAACCATAATATCCTCCTTCAATAGGAGTCATAGGACTAAAATCCCTTCTATCTAAACTTAACTTAGCTTGAGCACTGGTGACATTTAAGTTAAGTGACTCAGGATCTAACTTAACGGCTCGCGCCCCTCTTAAGTTCATACTAGCAATGTAAACTTTACCTCTCTTAACATTAGTCGTCATTCTATTATTATTCTATTTATTCTTTTATCATTTGAGTAAAAGAAAATCAATTTTATTTTCACAAATAAAAAATGTTTTAATTAATTAAATTATAAGTTATAACTATATACATTTTTAATATTCATCAGTTACTTTATATCCATTATAAGTTCTATTTTCTGGCGCGCCGTGATATTTAACGCAAGGTTCGCATATATTACCTATTTTTTGGTTATATTCATTTTTGGGCTTATATTCCTTACATAATTTACATTGTGTCGGTTTAGTTCTCTCTTCATCTACTATATCCCATAATCGTTCAAATTTATCCCATATTCTTTCAAAATATTCCGCATCTGTTTCGTGATAATATTTTTCATTTTTGTTTTTTAACCTTCTCATTATTTCTTCAATATCATTATCTTGTTCGAGCAACGAGGGATCAATTTCAAATTTTATATCGAATTCGTTGATTTTACGACTAGTAGATGTGTCGTACAAATTCCAATTGTAATCTTTGTGTCCAAATGCTATGGCAATCTTATTCATAAATTCCCTAATATATCGCCTATTTAAATCGCGAAAATGAATCTCGAAATCTTTTTTATTCATAATAATTTTGTAGTGATAGTTTGTGTATTGTTTTTTTGTATCGCTTAAATTAATTTCAAGTGTTCTGTTAATAGTTGAAATAGCTTCCTCAGTATAATCATCGTTGAATCTGATACAATCCATGTAAGGATAATCGTTGTCAATAATCGGCATTATATTATTAATAATTTGGAGTTTTATTATATCTTAATGAATTACATTTTGAGAGAAAAAAGTATTTCAATTTTTTAATTAATTAATAATAAATATATTTTTAAAAACCCGCCAATTTGTGTCCTAATTCAGTCAATTTAGGCTCAGGTAAATCTGTAATATCAGGTAAAGGATTGCCATAAGTTCTAGGTAACTTAGGAAATAGAGTTGTTTTACAAGGCCAATGTGAAGCAATTCTCATATTTTCAAACGCCTTCTGCTTTTTTAAGATATCTTTAGGTGTGCAATTACTTCTAGGTTCATAGCACACATATGTAATATTTCGAAAATTAGGCGTTATTCTTGTTTTTAATGCTTCACTACCGCAATGTATCGTCCTACTATCCCATAATACAAGCGAACCCTTAGGACATTTAATTCGCTTAAATAAACATATTTTCTCCTCTTCATAGAACTTTCTCTCTTCTTCAGTTAATAAACACCAATCAGCTTTATCAGTTTTCTTAAATTTATCCTGAAAATCTTTGTGATAATCAGAACTAGATTCTAATATAGATAAAGAAGCATCTCCTTCATTAGTATCATAACCATTAATCCACCCCTGAACACACAAGAAATCACTATTTAAATAAGACTGATCACAGTGTAATGCATCTTTGCCCTTATACCAGCCTAAACGTGTTTGTTCAGGAGGCATTGAGTAAGAAACACCATCAAAACTAACCAATAAATCCTCTTTTTCACATTCCCATATCTTTGCAAATATTTCAACTACCTTAGGATTTTGTCTTACATTCCACACATATTGTGAATGACCTACACTCCAATGCTGTAAAAGCATCGAATGTTTGGGATATAATTGCTGCATGCCACGCCAACTTTCAGGATTATCGCACTTAATTGGCTTATCCCATGTCTGCGTAATATGCTCTAAAGTTTCCCACATTCCATTATTCATAGCATTACACTCTTCTTCATTTAATATATTAGGAATAATAGCAACACCATAGTAATTAAGTACCTGCTTAACATTATCAGGAGTCGCAATATATCTCTCAAATTCATAATCAATATTAGTCATTTTATATTATAAGTTAAACTTAGAATTAATAATAGTAAATATTTATGGGTTAAAGCCTATAAAAGTATTTCAATTTTTTTTGTTACCATACAGATAGCCAAGGAACTAAAAATTTATAAATTAATAAAAACCCGGCACTATTTAGCCTTCGAGTTGGCAGCCGAATAATACATAAATAATAGCAGTCCGTATTAGAGGTCCGGTATAGTAGTCCGGAATATAGAAATGAGTAATAAAATAAAAAAATTGTGCCATAGTTAGGGTTTGGCTCCACCTTACCAAAGGTGGAATAATTATAAATTTTAAGTAGATGTAAAAATAAAGGTAATGAAAAAAAAATTGAAATACTTTTTCGTGAAATGAATAAAGGTATAATAATCCAAAGCAATCAAGTTTAAAACTAAGTTTAAA